CGGTCCTTTGTTCGTCCGATGGTGTCGGAGAAGTTCTCCACTTTACTGTCAATTTCAAGCAGCCTCTGCCTATTAACTGTTAGAAGTTTTTCTAACTCATTTATTCTGGCCTGGGTTTCATCTTCCCCCGGTATTAGCTGGCTGATGTCCAGTTCCTCGAAGTTATCAAAAAATAATTGCTCAAATTCCTCATATCGAATAGGTTTAGCAGTACAGGTTTTCAACCGCCTAGAAGCATCACAGACTAGGTATTTCCCGCCTTTTGGTGGTTTGCCTTTGTCTATGAAATGCATGGGATAACCGCATAAACCGCATTTAATGACATGGGTGAAAAGGTTTGAGACTTTACCCGTCCTGCCTCCAGCATTGCCTTTTTTCTCTGCATTAGCTTGTAATTGAGCCTGCACCTGGTAAAACAATTCCTTATCAATGACGGGTGGAAAATAATCCGGTATAGGGTCACCTATGGGTTGCCTCTTACCATCAACCAATTTATATGGCTGGAATTCCCCAATAACAGCCCGGCTTCTTAAAATCTTGTTTATATATGAACCTCTCCAGCCTCCTGTCTTTTTAGGGCCTGTTCTGGGCGGTTCCCAAATGTTCGGGTCATCATTTAATTCCTGGGCAATCCTTTCTGCGCCTTTCCCGACTAACTTTTTACGGAAAATTAGCTCAATCGCCTTGGCTGCTTCAGGAATTAAGATAAATTTAGTTCTGTCTTGAGAAAGTTTTAGCCACGCTGGGGCTTTTGCGGTCAGCTTTTTGCCTCCATTGCCGGCTTTACTCCTTTTGTTCTCCCAAACGGCTGATATACGTTTAGACTTGGTTTCTGATTCATCGTGTGCCCGGGCCATGTAAGTGATAGAAATTATAAGCTGTGCCCAGTTCTGATTAATGCTTTCCTGGTCATATTCCATCCCGTCTTGCAGTGTTACGATTTTAATTCCTGCTTTAATGATACTTGTAAACTGATTAAGTGCATCAAGGATTTGCTCCCTAGAAAGCCTGTCCAGGTTTTCTACTAGCAGAACCGAACCTGGAGGGATTTTCCCTTCTTCCACCAATCTGAGGAATTCCCCTAATGCCCCTTTAGTGCGATGATGCCCTTTATAAGCAGATACTCCTTTATCAGTTAGTTTTAATGTATCGTCTAGGATAAGGCCATGCTGTTTGCAGTATTCTTCGGATAATTGAATTTGCCTTCTTAAACTGTCTCCCTTCTCCTGTTCAGGGGAAGAGAAGCGGATGTAAGAATAGGCTTTAGGTTCCATTTTACTTTCATCCTTTCAGGGCTTATATATCAACCAAAGGGGGGAAGGGATAAAGCTCCGCATTAGCCAGACAAACTACTTAGCACACTTGGAAAACTTTTCTTGGTCACCCCAGGGGTAAACAATATCGCTTGAAGCAATCTTTTCTAACAACTCCGCTTCTTTTAGCCAAGGCCGAATTTCGTCCCGGATTTCTTGAGCTCGCTCTTGCGCTGCCTTCTTGATTGCTTCAGGCCCCTTCTTGAGACAATCCCCGCAAATAAAGTCTCTTTCTTCATCATCCACGTAAACGGCAGCAACATATTCCGCTCCCGTGTAAGAAAACATCCTATTGCATATTAAACAAGGGTCTCCCAGTTTCCAATCTCTTGCTAGGTTTTCTATGATTTTAATTTCTACCGTCATCATAATCATCTCCTTTTTTGTTTTATCCCTTCCCTTACCATATCATACAAATCTTTTTAATTTCATGGAAGCCTGTTCGATAATCTCGGCCATCTATTTTCCCTCCTTCCTTTCATTTTTCTGGTATTCGTTTTGGACATGGTTCTTCNTTGTAGCGGTATTTTTTGATTTTTGTCCCGAATTCTGCGCAGGTAGCATAATCCAAGGCGTTCTTGCAATACGCACACTGCGGCAATTCAGCTATGACCTCGCCTTTCTTCCATCTGAATCTAACAGATCTATCCTCAGTCATTGTATCACCTCGTTCAACTTTTCGCTTTCTAATTATATTATACCCTTTTATACCCTTTGTAACAAAATTATTCGACTGGAACAACGTGAAGTATCAAGTTTTTCGCCCCTCGGTAAACTTCGCCTACCTCTACATCCAACACCCTGAATTTTTGTCCAGGGGCAAACAGGTACTCTCTTTCACGTTGGAATGTGGATATTTCTTCTAGGAATAACCCGCCCCTGAAACCTTTGGGTGCGTAAATCCGTATCTCCAAACCATTTTCGTAAACAAATATGCCTTGGCGATAGGAAGTACTCAAAAATCCTTTGTCTTGTATCACTGATCTAATCAATAGCTTCTTCAGTTCCTGCATCTTACTAGTATCACCATTCACTACTATGTCCTCTGCAAGTTCCCTTACTTCTGGACCAACAAGGTGTTCTAATGTCCCTAACTTATCATGACGGTAGAATATCGTGTTTTGGCTCAATGGACTTGCTTTTTTGATGAAGTTGGTTAAAGCCTCAATCATTTTCTTGGTTTTTCTCTTAGCTGTCTTCCCTATTTCGGGGAACCTCAAGGCTTGGTTGTATTCTTCATAACCTAACGAACTAGTATAATACTCTGCCGCTTCTCGTTCCTCGGGGGTAGCCTCATGTACCAAGAGATGACTATGCTTTTCTACGTCTTCAATTGCACTAATCAAACCGTACTCGTATGCATAATCGTCTGGCTGGTATTTTTCATACAAATCNNCNNANTCGTCCAGATNGATTNTATCCTCTTCCTCTTNGGCNATCTTCTNCATAGCCTCTGCCGCGGTTTTGGCTACTGATTCAGCGGCTTCTTGAGACGCCTTGGGCAATTTCGCTTTACCTGCTCCAGGCTTGTATACATTTTGATACCACTGTTCTAACTCTGGTTCACTTTCGGGGTTTTCGGCCCATCCCTTCAACTTCTCAACAAACTTCTCCGGTTCTTCATGTATTGGTACCAAAGCACAAAGGCAGTTTGGATGAGCTGGATAAGGTGGTTCATTCCCCGGGGAGTATACACCTCGGCCAAGGCCTTCATCATGCGCCGCCAACACATCGCAAATATCGGCTACAGGGTGGCTATGAGATAGCACCCACTTCATGCCAATATAACTTGGGCTAACCCGCGCGGCTGCTATTGTTCCCTCCCCAAAGGCCGCAGTCATCTCTGTTCTGGCCAGCCTTAAAGCTTCGTAACAGATGTTCCCAGGAACACGCCCTTTCATCCGTTTCATCATATTAGGATAATCCTTAGCTAGAGTTTGCGCTCCTTGCCTGACATATTGCTGAATCATTCTAGCGGTGGCCACTGCGTCCTGTCCAATTGCAACGGATTCTTGAATTAAATCCCTCATTGTGGTGCGGTATTTTTCGCCTTGCTCCCAAATCCTGTCCGATAAATAAAGTCCATTTCTCGTTCTAGCCCAAATTGCTTCAACAGCTTGTTTATTAACCCTGCTGAACAATTTTCTTATCCCGGAAGTCTTCAATCCCGCTTGGTCAAATAGATTCAACACAACACCTTGAGTGTATCCTGCCCCAGCCTTTGCGGCTGAATCAATATAGTCAACAAATGCTTCAGTCAAACCTTTCTGAATTAGCTCAGCCTCAGCCCTCAAGGATTTTTCCAACTCTTTGAGATGTTTCTTTTGTATTCGGCCCGAAACTGTAGTTGTTCTAATTTGTTGCAATTCCTTGGCAATCCTATCGGCCGAACGAATGTAAAGGCCTACAATCTCCTTGTCTTGCCTTAAGCGTAATTGGATATATTGCTTTCGTGCAGCTAATGCCCATTTCTGGTAATCACCAGCGGCCTTCTTGATTTCGACTATCTCCTTGGCCATCGGCTATTATCCCTCATTGCTTTGATTCGGAGCTTGCTCCTGATTCTGGTTTGATTTCAATACCTTTTCTATATCCCGCAATTGGTCAAATAATCCCTCGGTATCTTCCAAACGACTTCTCAAATACCACGATTTGATAATCCTTTCTCTTTCACCAGGCAGTTCCGGGTCATCGGTGGCATATTCCTGCATGGTGTCAATGTACTGAGCCAACAGGTTCACAGCAGCATCCAGACTAATAAATCCGCCCATAAGGGCAGTATTAAGTGCATTCACCAAGGTGTTGATGGTATCTGCATACTCTTTTTCATCCCGCTCGATAACGGCATCCCACGTTATTTCCACTTCGTAGCTCTCAAATCTCTTACCGGTGATCTTGCTATACATAACCAAGAGCATCCGGGCTAAAGTCTGCCAGCATTCCGTCACCATTTCACGTTTTCTCGCTACCCGGCGAATGAGCAAAGGCATCTGTTCTTTTACACTGGCGTGACTGCTGGGTGTGTGCACTCCAAAGGCGAATTCCGGTACCTCGGAAACATCAACAATACAATAAAAGAGAAGCTTCAGTAAAGCTTCAGCATCACCAATTGTTGACCGAGCCTCAATAAAACTGGCATCCTCTTCATCTGTAAAGATGAGCAACTCATGACCTTGAAGGTTTACGCTAACCTGTTCTCCTCTTTTAATCTGGTCCAGCACTTGCTGCCCAAAGTTGTTGATAATAAACCTTTCTACATCCACAAGTTTGAGCTTAAGACGTGGAATCGAGTGCATTTTACTGCCCTGTATGGCATGAAGCATTACGTCGTGGTAGGCCTTTAAATAGGGCTCTACCGCCTCCAGTTCACTCGCCCCAAAAAGCTCCGTTTCCTCGGGTTCGTTCTTGAAATGCACTATCGGAATAAACCCCCAAGGATTGGGTCGTTCCTCACTTATCAGGCCGGGTGGAGCATCGCCCTCCACCTTCACTGTAACTCTATCCGCCGCTATACGCTGGGTTACTTCATATTCCCGCTGTCCACTATCCCACTTGTTCCGAGCCTGAATGGTATATGCCACCGGCCTCCGAGTAAGAGGATCCACCTCTATGTCTGCAATCTGCTCCGGAGGAATTATGACGTACTCAATACGTGTATCGTCCTCCGGGTGGAGAGGATCTTCTATAGCTAAATTTGCCAACATCACAAAGCAGTCTCCATCCCGCAAGCAAAGCTGATGGGTCCGCTGCATCCGGCTTACCCACCTTGCGGCGTGTTTTTTAAGGACCGCCTGGGCTTCCTCGTCCTCACAGTGGAAGCGCGGCACACCCATAAGGCCGGCCAGTGTATTTATTATTGGCTTAGAAAAGCCTGAGCCCAGCTTGTAATCGTCGTGGCTATTATGATACAACTGCTGCGCAAGTTCATAATCCACCCTGGTACTGTTCAGCACATAAGGCACATCCCAGCGCCCTGCAAGAATGGTGCCAAACTGTCCAAACAATCCTTGGCGCAGTTTTGATATTTCTCCTACAGCTTTTTTAAGCCAATTAGTTCTAGCCATAGATTTTCGCTCCCCTCAAAATACTTACCAGTTCCGTATCAAATCTTTTAACCGAAGGCGCAAAAGCCAACATGAGGGCATCGGCCTTGTCAGGACTAGGCAGCCCACGCTTTCGTATCTCCTCTTTACTTTCTATCTGAACACGTCCCCTACTATCAAATTTATACTTCAAACTTGCGAGCTGAGAAGCCAGTTCATCATCTGGGGAAATGGCAATATCGCCAACCTGAAATCTTTCTCGTAAAGCCCAATACCATTCGGCCCTCTTATTAACGAACCGCTCTTTATCCTGGGCTGCTTCGCCGGCATTCATTTCCCGAACCGGATAACGCTGCTCTTTTAGGCGGTCTGCCACACCAGCCCCCAGACCGACTACGTCTACCTTGGCAACCTTGGCTTCAGTTTCTCTTAAAGCATTAATAACTGCACCAGNAACTTCCANCGTGTCCTGGCCACGAAGCTGGGCAATAACTTCAGCTCTACTGCCCTGGCGTAATATGATGACTGTGGTGTCAGTACCATAGCGGGCCACGTCTACGCCCAACTCCATAGGTTCTCCAGGGGGAATCGTTTGCCACCTTTGCTGTGCCACTTCAATCCAGGCAAGCGGAATAAGCGTATCGTCGCCTTGTTCCGGGAATTCCCCCAGCACTCTGCTGTACCACAGCGGGTTATCTTCTCCCCACTTGAGCCGCTTCTCTTCTACCCAT